TTCAACTATGGATAGACCAACTACACCAGAACCAAGTTTTGAATATTTTCCAACAACTGCGGTTTGTGCTGGGCAAAAGACAAACGCACCCCTAGAATAGAATACACCTTGATTCACATGGAACAATAACCCGTAGCCTGACGCATTGGATGAAACTGATGTTAAAGTATACAGAGCGACTTCGCCATTTTTTTCAGCAAATACTTGTAGTTCAGTGTTTGCTGAAAACGGTGCTATTTTTCCAGATACAATACTAACATGAAGTGTTGCTGAATCTGTGCTTGTCGCGGGTGTATATTTTTTAACAAGAGCCCACCGAATGCTATTTGTATCAGTGACTTCTTTGATATATTTCCCTTCAATGTTAGATGTGTCAACACCTGATGTATTTACTTTGATATAGTAAATAGAATCATCCAGAAAATGTTCACCACCAGTAACGACCGACCCTTCTTTATAGACAGAATCCCCGAACCTAGATATTTGTTTTTGTAAAAGCGTTTGAATCTGAGTTAATTCACGTGCTTGAACTGCCGTTCCTGGTTTGAAAAGGATTTTATGGAATCCTTTAGTTTCGTCAAAATCGTCGTAGTAAGGATCAACATTGAAGTTTAATGTCATTGGTTTACTCTGTAATGTTATAATTATTTTATTTATTAGAATTTTATAGCAGTCTGAAATGTAATAGACTGGTCTTCTGTCTGATAGAATGCCTGTCTATTATCAACATAGAGCATTTTTCCGCTATATTTGTTAATATGCGGAGCAGTTATTGCCCCCAGTGTTACTGGCTCTAAATTTCTTGAATTTGTATATGAATGCCCGGCAATAGGTATAGCATTATCAAATGACTGGAGAAGTAATGCTGTATCTTTGATTGCGATTATCTTAAAACGTTTTCCATTTAAATTGTATATTTCATCATCTTCCTTGAATTTAGTTTTATCTACTGTTACAGTTGAAACATAACAGGCAGAACCAAATGAATCGTTGAAATCTATGGAAGTGCCAAACTTCGTTGGATTCCTGATGATACCGAATTGACGAAAATCATTATTCATGATGAATCCATGGTTACGTTCGGTAGATATGTTACTGAAGAACATTAGCGTGTCGGCTAACAATTCATTCACCGCATTTTTACCATGCCCACCCACTGGCGGTAATATCGCTCTAGCCTTTGCGCCTGTGCCATTACCGTTTATAGTGACAGTCACATAATTATACCCACGCCCCCGGGTGAGCATCTCGATCCCAACGATACGGGTATCTACTATAACAGGTATAGCACTCGCATCTTGTCCATCACCATCGATCACAACAGTGGCATTACCGTAACCATATCCCTGTTCCGTGACTTTGATAAAATCAATCGCGCCACCAACAGCAAGTAATTCTACATTTGCTTGGGTGGTATCGATCGCACCCTCTGATGTAATAACACTTATAATCGCATCAGTATCGTCTACGCCATTACCCATAGCAGAAACATCGGCATAGGTATACCCCTCCCCAGCATTATAAATGACAACATCAACAATGACACCATTATTAATTACCGGTAACAACACAGCACCCAATCCAGTGCTACTCTGAACATTCAGATTAGTAGATCCATCGACATAACCACTACCACCATTCTCAATTACAACAGAATCGATACCACCGTTGTTATAGAATTTACTTCTAAGTGCGACTGTAACTGGCATGTAACCGGGTGTCAGAAATTTTGTTCTCAATGACAGCGGTAGCGTCATCATGAATTTCCATTTATAACCATCCGATAACACAAACGGATCGGTATCGATACTTGATGGTTCTATCAATGAAGCAGAACCATAATTATTATCGAGGCATTTGTATACGTTATAATCTTTGGTTAGAACATAAAACTGTTTATCGGATATATCTTCTATATCATCATAATGATCATAGACGGTACCACTAATCCAATCATACTTTGGAACGACAAAACTAACGTCATTTGCCGTTATCTTTTTCATTTCGATTATTTCCTTGCGTGTATCTAATTCATAACGATAATCATTAGTTGGCAGCGGTACTACTTCTTGCCCGTTATTGTACGGTAAAGTTTTTCCCAGAAAATAATAATATTTAGCCGACTGAGTTATCAAATCATGATAAACCGAATCAGCAATAGTATTGTGTATGATTGGATATATGGTAGCAGTCATATATTAAGAAATTTGTACGACCCATGTAATGGTGATAGAATCACCTGCTGCTTTGTTTACGACTGGGAATGTTGTTCTACACAGCATTGTTCCAGCAGTAGAAGCGTTTAAAATACCCGCTTCTGTGATAGCACCAGTACTTTCACCGGCGGCAAATGTAGCCACGTATGTTACGGTGTTTGATGACGGCGTTGTAGATGTCAATGCTTTGCGTGTGCCCAAAATTGATTCCACATCTGTGTCACCTGGTGCTGGAATTGTTACACCCGAACCCACTGTCATGTGACTCATAACAGCAGCAGATGCGTCTACCATGCGGGAGGCGATAAAAGTTTTACCGACAGCAACAACCAAGTTTGGCACGTGTAGTTTTTCTGTCACTACGCCATCAGTGTTCGTTTTTACGATAGTCAGGGAGCCAGAAGCAACCAGTGTGTCTTTAATTTCCATCTTTAATTCCTAAAATGTTGCGATAATTGTAGTTAATGAGGCATAATCTATAGCATAGTCTTCTGAAAAGTACCCATTAAAAGTTATATGTCCAGAATCAGAAGCAGTTGATTCATCTGATAAGATTTTACTGAAATCTAAACTCAGTGATTCTGCGGTAGTAATTATATCTGATAGTAGTTTATTTATAACACTTGTTATAGAATCTGATTCGATTACACTATCTGATAAGATTTTAGACGCATAAATGTTATAAGATTCCGATGTGGTAAATATATCAGATAATGTTTTTTCCATCCAGAAAGTAGCATTATCATTCTCTGAAACCGTGTCTGATAATGGTTTTTCCAGCAAATATGTATTGGATTCCAATCCTATTACTGAATCTGCTAGAGGTTTTTCCAACCAATAAGTATTATCCTCTGATGTATATGCTTCGTCTTGTAGATCAAGAGTAAGGAACCTAGATACCATTTGAACCGCTGAAGACAAATCAAATGTATTTTTAAGATTATACTCACCGAAAAGAGCAAGTCCCGCTGGATGTAATAACGATTTAACTATATCCCTATACCGATTGATCGATTCATTTGCTCTAATTACATACGAATAGATTTGATAATAGTGATTATCCTCAAGATACATAGAATCGGATAAGAATCCATGTGAAGCAGTGTAATATCCTGGATATTTCTGTATCGAATCGAGTTTTACATTCAATATAGCAACTTTAGAATCATTCAATATAGAACCATCAGTCGGCAAAGAATAATCATTATAGAATGATTGCATTATTTCGCCACAATAATCTATGTTAGTATAATCTTCCAAGAAATATGTCTGTTTAGATATACTACCATAGTCCTTGAAACCACGTGTAAACGATTGTTGTTTCAACGGTTCATATACAACAGAATCATACCCCGATACTATAGAGGCATAAAAATCTGTATCATAATTAACTCCATATTTGATAATCTGTAAGGATTGTAACTCACCATTAGAACCAACTTTAGTAACTTTTACTCTAGTTCCGGAACCTGTGAGTGAATCTATATCAAATAATTGCCCGACATAAAAACCAGTTCCTGGTTTAGTAATAGATATTTTACTGACTGACGGTTGTACAGTACCTTCAAAATCATCATGTGTTACAATATCACCAACAGACACATTACCATAGTAAAACGGAGCAAGAAATACTTCATACAAACCAGTAGAAGGCGATGCCTTTATTCTATTTACAAATACAGTAAAATTCTGGGTTGTTGTGCTTATTGTTATATGCTTACCCGATAAACTCCAGACATCACCACTGATTTGATTGATGATTATAGAAACGTCTTGATTCCAACGACCATCTGATGCTTTTAGTATACTCTCTTGTGGATAAAGAATTTCTATCTCTTGGTTGAAGAAATGGCGAAATAGTATTCTGAACGATTCTTCCGAACCCTTCGATGTGTATAAATCCTTTATATGCTTCAACAAGAATCTATTCGATTCAGTATCAGTTGTTGGTATATTTAATCCCAACTCACTTTTAAATTTATCAATAAAAACATCGATAGTCTGATCAATGTCTTTGTATGTGTCAAAGTTTCTAAACTCTGATTGTTGTAGATACTTATAATAAAGCTCTAAAAAGTTAATGAAACCTGGATATTCGTCCCGAGCAAATTCGGGAAACTGGTTTCTTATCACATGTGATATTTGTTTTTTAATAAACATTATTATCTACTTGGTGTAAACGTATAAGACGTACCACCGTAAGAATTACCTGATGAAATTGTATCAACAACTGAACTTATTTTAACGTTATTGAAATCAATTTGAGCGATATGTTCTCTAACAGATATAATATCATTAGAATGTGGTTTTATAATTAAACTAAAATCAGATACCGCCAAACTAGTTATTGTCAAATCATTTAATATTATTTCGCCAGTTGTATAATTAACAAATCCCTGATTAGTATTGGTATAAATTTTAGTATTATTTAAATCCAAATAATAACGTTTAATTACACCATATCCGTCATCAATTAAATATTGTACTTCGTTTGATCCAGATACATAGAAACCTGTGCTAGTGACTGCCTCTTCTGGCACTCCAGCAGAATATATTGGATTATCAATATGAAAATTATATCTAGCAGTTGTATTGTATTTGACAGTAACTGGTCGTCTAATTTTAACTGTTGTGATATTACTTGTTATTGATGTATCAGTTGAATCTATGATATTCATTAATTTTGAATATCTAAAAGCAGAATCAAATTGTTTCAGGTCGGAGTCATTATAACTAGCAATTGATTGTTTTACCAGTGCTTCCAATTCATAGTTAGTTTTCGTTGTCAACTTCGGATCATAATAAATTGTGGTATCTAATGCGATATTCAAATAAAATGGGTCTACAAATTCGGGAGTAATCGTAACTAAATTTCTTGATTTAAGTATTTCAGATTTGATTATATTTTTAGCATTGGGTGACAACACAGTTTCATTACTCGGTTTAATCGCAATGAATACTTTTCCGTATACAGGAGGGTGATTTTCTGCTCCTGACCACACATTAATAGCATCGATATGAGGATAATGTTTTTGTATTATAGTTTTATAATCCTCTATCGTTACTGCCCTATTGACAGCACTAAACATCCTTGGGGCAGAATGTTTGATTGATTCTACACTTTCTGTCTCTGCTCCGCCGTATGATAAAGTTCTAGTTTCAACCGACACCGAATTGGCATAAAGACCACCAGACTCATATTTAAATGCCCTAGCTCCATTAGCCACATCTTTATTTGTTACCATATATGCTATCGTCACAACATTACCATTCTGTAGTGCTTTGCCTATGCGGCCATTACCAAACTGGAGCTCATATTTCTTACCTTCAATTTCTTTTATGAAATAAACAGGATCAGACGCCTTTACAGATAGAATGTCCTCGACCTGTGTATATACGGTTTCAGATGTCGAAGACAATGTATCTCTCACGGTAACAGCAATAGTTGTTGTATCGCAATTTTTATTCGATATTAAAACTCTTGTACCAGTATTTACGACATAGGTCTCTTTTAATGGTGTACCTTCTTTGATTTCTACATTAGAAAATGTATATTTGTTGCCTATTCTAATCGCGGTCGATGCGTGGGTAGAATAGAATGTATATTGTTTGTTGTTCAGCGAAGTTCTGAACATAGTGTTTTTTGCTAGTATCAATGAGGTTGGATTGTCATTGACGCCAGTAGCAATTACATTGATAACAGCAGTCGATGCTCTAGCGGAACGGGGAGTATATCCCAACTCAAACGCACGTGACACAATACTATCGCGTTTTACAGCAGAATCTAACCAAGACTCGTTTATTGCTAAATTAGTATACAGGGCATTATAATGGGTATTATAGGCAAGAATATCTAATAATAGAGATAATCCAGACCCATCGAAATTATAGTCCGATAATTCACTTTGACCGCGAAGATATGTCTTCAGGTTATTTTTAATTCCATCAAAATCTAATTCTGATACAGCAATCTTATTATTAGTTGCCATTGGTGTCCCTTAACGTGTTCTTTCTAGTATAACCGTAACTTGTAGCGGCTCTGTAGTATTTAAAATGGTAAAGTAAATTGTAATACGTGCGGAATGTGTTTCCGAATCGACCGAAACCTTGACATCATCAACATTGACACGTGGCTCGAAATTACGTATGACATCTGCCACCGATCGTTTCAGCAAAATCTCTGTCATCGGAGTAGCCAACTCGAAAAATATAGCCCTAGACTGTGATCCCAATTTACTATTAAATGGTCGCTCATAGTTCATCGTCATGACAAGATTTCTAATTGATGCTTTTATGGCATTCTCGTCTGTTTTTATTGTTATATCACCCGGTGTCGAGTAAGTAAACGATGAATTGGGTATCACATATCCATGACCTACTAATTCAACTACGATGGTTTCAAGTATTTCTTTCAATTGATCCTCTAACACATTTATAGTAATAGAAGCATTTCCATTAGAAAAAACAAATGAACCAGACAACTCTGAATCTATATCTTCCTTTTGTATACCACGTATCACATAATCGACAGAATGACCATTTGGAGCATCGCCGGTTAGAATAAATGTAACTGATGAACCTTCTGTCAATACATCTTTATTGGTTGTGAATCCAAGCGTATAACCACTACGTGTTATTTCATATTGTACTGGTGTAAGTATGGTATAAGTATAATCATTAACATCATGTATATCAACAGTTCTTGTTATCTTAGCGGGATAATATAATGTAAGTGAAGTTTCAGATTCTATCGAACTAACTTTTCCTATGAAATTTCCTCTGACATATAGATTATCATTCACATTTAATAATGTGTGAAACTTAGTGTTGGTACCAGAAACTCTATGACTATCAGATGAAGCAGTAATAGTACCAATACCATTGATACGATCATATGCTGACGGAACCGGTCTAAAGTTTAAATCCAAATCTGTGAATGTTCTGGTATTTCTAGGCATCGGTATTCTTTTATAAATTTAGTATTTATGTTATCCAGAAAAAACTTTAGAAGCATGCCCTGTTATTTTCCCCTTATCAACTTTATCATTCTTTCGGGCAATTGCCTTTCCTTCACAAAAAACAGTAGATGAACCTTCTGCGATGTGTACCACGTGCGGATCGCAATCATCGCCATGATTGATTTTATGAGTTGTTATGACATCACCCTTTCTAGCAATAGCTTTCCCCTCTGCGTAACATTTTTCCGCATGACCTTTAATGGTTGATGTAGTATCACAACCATGACCAGTTGATATTTCATCTCCTTCTCTTGCTACTTCAGGCATAAATTATTTTCAAAAAATACTTGACAACCTATTGACTTGTGGTGTATACTAAC